TGACAATTTTTCAATCTCTTCAAATACAATCCTTTGATTTGAATCTTCATAGTAATCTGCCTTGATAAAAGGAATTACCTTACGAAGATAGTCCTCATTGTAAAGAAGATTTCTTAAAATTAGGATTTCAACTTTGTCCATATAGTATATCAAATACAGATGTGCTCATACTCTTTAGGATCCGTAACTAAACTGATCCTTTGCAATTTCATCGAGTTTCTCCATTACCTCAGGTGTGAAATAAGTTTCTGGATCCTTGTAGATTGCTTTGGCATAGACTTTCTTACCGTCTATCTCATAACGACCTGCAACATTTTTCCAGAGACCTCCGAGTTCACCGAGTTCAAGAAGACCATAATATCGATCAAGACCACGCTCATCGTAATACAAACGTATGGTAACATCTTTGTTCTCCTTGCTCAAACGCGACTTTGCTGTTTTAGCTTTAATAAGATTTCCAATGACTTCTGTTCCATCCTTTTCTTTCTTTTTGCTGAGATAAATGATCGTAGACGCAGCATATTTGAGACCGCTGCCTCCGCCCATTTCTTTGGTGGGAACGTATGATCCGATGACATCGTAGGTGTGGTTGGTGACGATTAGTGGAATGTTAGCCTGACCAAGTTTGAGTGTGAGCATTCGGAATGCTCCTTTGACAAGTTGGGATTTGGTCATGTCCCTAACTTGCTTATCATCTAGTGCATCACGGATCTCCTTCTCTGTGGAAAGCATACCCAGAGAGTCTAACACAAACATGCAGGGTCTGCGTTCGTCTTCAGATTTTTTTAAGTATATATCAACTGCCTTCAGTGCCTTGGTTCGGAACTCTTCAATCGTAACAACATTGACCACCACAAGGCGATCCATGTCTATTCCACGACTTGCGATAAGACTCTTGTTAACAGCGGCTTCAGTATCGAAATATAAGCAATACCCATCAGATTAGCATCAAGGAAGTTTTTGACAACCGCAAGCGAGAAGAAAGTTTTTCCAGTGCTAGACTCGCCAGCAATGGCAGTAATCTTATTCCCAGATACGCCACCAAATACACTGCTGAAACAAGTCCGTTAAAAATGTAGGAACCCGTATCCACGAAGTTTTCTGTGTCGTCGATGTCTCTTGCGAGTTTGGTGTAGTCATCTCCGATCTCTTTTACAATTTCTTTTAAAAAATCCATTACAGTACAAATCCAAATTCTTCACGGGCAATTTTCTTATAAGGACCACCTGGGTTGGCATCACGAATGTCCTTAATCTTATTCAGTTTTTGATAAAGGGATGTATCACCACCAAGTCGTAATGCGCTTACAATAGTAGCAAGTTCTTTATCGTTGATAGGCAGTTCCATTAGGAGAAAAATAGTTCCAGGTTTACAGTTTTTTCGACATTCCAACCGATAGCATCAAGGATTGCTTTCAGTGGTTCGACAAAGGACTTTTCAAATTGTAAGTCATAGTCGATGTACTTGTCAAGATCGAGTTCCTTAGGAAACTCTTGTATAAAAGATATAATATTTTCGTGAATGATATTAGGTTTTTTTAAATAACAGAATTTAATCTTTTCACCATTTTGAATAAGAGAATACTTATTAGTGAGTTTCTTCTCTTTGATGTAGTGATTAAACAAAAGGGCACCACGACAGTGAATTGGTGTTCCCTTAGTATAGATGTCAGAGGAAGACTTATACTTGGAAACATCACTCACAGATCTTGGAAAAGCAATCTGTTCTGGTGGAAGCTGTTTAAACTCTTTACGAGACTTATCAATGAACTCAATCACATCCTCTTCTGTTCCAGTCATCATCAACTTTAGCGCATCCTTAATCATCTTTCTGCAAGGAGCAGGAGTGGACGATTTAACTGCCTCAATACCCATCATCTTCAGTTTAGGTTCTGCATATGCAACACCTTCACTATTCCATACGTTGAGAATGTATCGCTTCTTCGCAGTCCAGATACCACGATCAGCAATATTCTCACGCTTCATTTGCATCTTCTGGTCATACGCCGATACATAGTTCGCCAAGTTCTGGTAGCACTGGTCGATATACGGTTCCAGTTTATCACTGCAAACCATATCAAGTAGTTCCACAACTTTTGCTTTGTCGCTAGACCGATTAGCAAGAAATTTATCAACAAGAGGTCCAAGATTAAGATAAATTGAATCTGTGTCGGATGCAATTACGTAATCCTCGTCTGTTGTTTGCAACAGTCTATTTAGATACTGATTCATCTTCTGCTCAATCCAACGGATAGAGACTTGACCAGAAAGCGTAATCGCCTCCGCATTGGCCAGTTTATAGTACCTAAAATACTGATTACCGATAGCACCATAAGCAGAGTTGAGTGAGATCTTCTTTGCCATCTGGATATTGTTGCAACGGGCGATCTCTTTCTCCAATGCTTTAGTAGGTGTCTTTTCATATGCCTGCTTTGCCTGAAGCATTCGCTTCTTAAAAATTACCCGCTCATTATACATCTTATCCATGAGTTCTGGCAGAAACCCACGAACATCCTTGCGATACATGGCACCATTGGCACACACCGCATTATCCTTAAACAATTCAAAGTTTATCTCCTCATTAAGGATTCGATCAACTGTAGCCGTTGGGTGTCTCTCGTCGAGTAATGTCTCTGGCGAGATGTTGTACTGCATAATAAGATGAGGGTACAAGCTATTAAGGTCAAAAGAGACCACCCAATCATACTTTCCCGGAATCGGTTCCTTGACATAAGCACCTGCGTACTTTTCGTTTTTATCAGACCTGATTTTAGGAGGGATTACAATGTCCCTCTTCTTGAGATAGTTGTAAATGATATTATCCCACATGCGAACCTGATAGAACACATCAGCATAGTTGACCTTAGCATCATATGCCATAGTCAATGCAAGTTCAATCAGTTTCATCTTGTCTTCCAAACGGTCAACAAGTTCTACGTCAACGATATTATATTCAATAAACTTCTGCCACCCTTTCGTATAGAAATCTTTGAAGGTGTCAAACTCAGAGTGATCAAGTTTCTTTTGACCCAACTCCACCTCAGCTATGTAGTCAAGGCGATAAGATTCTTGTGCCTTGTATGTAAACTTCTTGTATAGATCAAGATAATCGAGTTGAGTAACACCACCAACATCAAACATGATTTGCTTTCTGCCTTTGATGTAAACCTCGTTCTCAGTAACAAGACCCCATGGCGAAAAACGTTTCATTAATTTTTCACCCAAAACACGATTCAAGCGTTTGCAGATGTATGGAATATCGAACTGCTGAATATTCCACCCAGTGATCACGTCAGGAACGTCTTGCATCCAGTAATTAATAAAATTACCAAGAAGTTCTTGCTCAGTATGACAGTGACGATAAGTCACATTCTTTTGCTTGTTAGCAAAAGGTTTAACTCCCCAAGTGATAATCTCTTTGGTAGTGTAATCTTGAATAGTGATAGCAAGAATTTCTTCTGATGCTGATTCAACATCAGGGAAACCTCTTTCAGCAGTGGTCTCAATATCAAGAGTAATGAGTTTGATCTGGCTAATGTCAAACTTGATTTCGTCCTCAGGATATTTCTCAGAGATATATTGATAGATATAGCGATCATTACCATAGATGGCAAATCCGTCTACCTCATCATACTTCTTATAAAATTCACGACAATCACGAACTGTGCCAGGGTGAATTTCTTCGACAGGTTCTCCACTTAATGTTCTATACTTAGAATCTCTTTTTGATTTGACAAAAAGGGTAGGAAAAAATTCATCCCTATGTTCATATCTTTTACCATTATCAACTCCCCGAACAAGGAATTGATTACCGATCAATTGAACATTAGTGTAGAAACGCATTACTTAGTGAGCTCTTCGTATTTTTCAACTAGGGTGGGCATGGGTTCTGTGAGAGTGATAATCTTATCAGAACTAATCATAAAAGTATCTTGACGAGACACAGAGACTAACCAGGGTTCTAATGTTCCATCATCCTTCAACAGAAATGGATTGGTCATTTTGCAATCGGGTTCTCCGATGTCTGCACCAACCTCATCAATCTGACTGATCAGAACTTGATTTGTCGTCAGTAGAATTGCTTTGATTGTCTTTTCCATAGCTTACAATGTCCTCAATGTACATTTCTTTTA